CGACCATTCATGGACGTGCACTTCTACCTACATTCAAACTATCTTCAACATAAGGAAGAAATGGAAGTTAGTGACTCCGGAACGCTCACTACTATGCTGTTCTCTAATGTAGAGACTCATCAACTCGGTTGAATAGCCAGCGACTCTTTACAGAGCGCCCAAGCTAAACCGCCTATTGATGAGCCAGCAACGCTGGACTCCTCTAGTACCTGGTTAACCCTACCAGACCCACTATCAGTGGCATACAAGAGAAATACAACATAGCAAGCGCAACCAAAGGACCAACTAACCATCCCTCCTTATGCCCCGGACCCAAGGTTTTGACGCCTCGGACTCCCCGGTTGAATTTAGAGAGAATGTATGAAATATAAAGAATAAGTTAGAGTTAGAATGATTTGTGTGAACTCCACCGATTAACCCCCTTCGGGAGTTAATAATGAGTAGAGTTTACCAGATCACTGACTACCAAACCGAATTAGATCACTAAAAATCTAATAAAGTTGGGTAGGCAGCAATCTGCTCTAATCTATCCTTTAGATGAACCGAGACAAGCATAGAACCTTTAGAAATCAATCTGGACGTTCTTTCTACAAAGATTGAATCGTCAAGAGGAAGAGCCATTGTCCGTAAAATATACGGCCACTGGCCCCCTTCGACAGTATCGATTCTGCGGGCTTTTCTTAGCAAGTTAAGGTACATCTCTTCGACTAGCCCATAAGCGGGCGGTTGAGGAAGAGCCTGCACCAAATCCATGCAATACTGAGCCACTACAGGATCAGGATGGTCGAACAATGCTGTAATTCTCATCACCCAAGAAGTAGCTAGATCCCCTAAGGGAATCTTGCTAGCTTTCTTGAAGTGATCAGAACCCGGCATGGAATTTGAGAAAAGTTCAACGGCGATGTTCGAAAGAACATTTTGTGCCACTATGTCATTAATGACACGGCCGCCGAATGAGAACCCTAGACTGTGCGCGTATTCGGTCAAGAATGCGCCCCCAGAATAGAGTCCCTTCATAACTTTAATTATGGAGACTGTTCCTCAAGTTCTCTCTTCTACTTTAGCTAAAGATTTAGCTTTATAGTGGAAGATAGTTCCAAACCATTCTTTTACTGCTTCCGGTATTCCTTTCTTGGATACCCAGGCTCCCTTACGCTCCAGCTCTCATAGGGTTGCCGCAATAAGTCAAAACTTATTTCCGGTTTCCTGAAGGGCTGAGACGGGAAAAGGGCTTACCTCCTGGCCTTTGTAAAACAAACGTTTTGCAAATTCCAAGAAGTGAGGAGAGGAGTGAGTTTTCAATTCACTCACCTCAACGCCTAAGGCACTCATAACCTTGGTATATTCCAAAGCAACCTTAGGGTGACGAATGACTATGTCGTCACCTAAGAGGCAATAAGAGAGAGACTTTCAAGGTATTTGCAGTTTTCTACAAATGTAGTAAACTACAAAATGGTGTGCGACGGCAAAAGATGCTCACGATGAGTATAGGCCCATTGGGTTTCCGACGCTATACCGTATAAAACGGTTAGCACCAGGAACTCAAAAGGGC